CCATGAGCTTGTGTCGAACTGAAGACCTTGGTCGGGCACTTGCCATGCGCTTATGTCGAAAAAGTTACTCCCTTGGCCTGGGTCTGTGTAGGAGTAGTCCCACTGAAACCCTGGTTGCAGGTCGTAATTAACAGGGTCTGAGGAACCAGACCCGCCAAGGGAGTAATCGACTGAGCCACCGTATTGGAAGGCCGGGTTTGTATTGCTTTTAAGTCTCAGTCCGGGTTCGGAAGGCACATTTCCATATAGAGAATAGTTCACAGAACCATCTTCGTTCAATACATTTTCTGGATTGAAGGGAGGGACTTTTAAGCCCTGGCCTGACGGCAATCCTGTGCCGAGAGAATAGTCAACAGAGCCATCAGGCTTGAAGTACAACTGTGACCCGCCTCCAGTCCTTAGCGCGTCTGAAAGGCTTTTAGAGAGACCATTGGATACTCCATTATTGATAGCTGATCTGAGGTTTGGGTTGCTGGTATTCTGGGTTCCAAAAACCTTGTCTACCAGACCTCCTCCTGCGGCAGCCAACTTTTTGTACAAGTCTGCTCCAGTTTCCGTTTGAAGGAATTTGTCCAGCATATTGGCACCAGTGTCGAACATCTTGCCGGTGTTGATGGCGACATCCTTGTTTGCCAATGCGCTTGCGGCTTGCCCCACGTTGTTGGCGTCTGTCACGCTGCGGAGCTGAGTGTTGTACAGGTTTTGAAGAGCGTTGTATTTGGTGGAGTCTGACTGGATCGAGTTCTGCTGATCCGCTTGGGTCAGCTTTCGCAGAGCCAACCCCTCTTCAAATGCTTTGGCCCAGGCCTTCTCGTCAAGGCCGGAGTAGAGATCACCCATCTGGCGAGCAACCCCCACCTGGCCATCAACTGCTTGCGTGGAATCTCCCATCCCGCCTTTCAGCGCTTTCAGCAATCCTTGTGAAGAGGCGATGGCAGCGGCCCGGTCATAGGAGCCAATCTGGGAGGCTTTGATCTGGGCGGCCCGGTTCGTCAGGCGCTCATCATCCTGCGGGCTGACGGATGAATACTCTTTCCCAATCTTCCCGGACAGGTCTTTGAGGTATCCAGACCCCTGATCAACTGTGTCTGTGTACACCTTGTATGTTCCATCTGCGTAGGACTTGGCCTTGTCGGCTGCATCCTTGGCGTCTGCGTAGTTCATGTAATCACGGCCTGCGCCGAGTACCGAAAACAACGTGCTGGTGTCAGTTTTTTGAGATGGTGTCGTGCTGTCTATTGTGGTTTCCATGGTGTTCTCCTATCCGTAAAAGCCTTGGGTCTGTCCGGGAAGCTGAGCAGCGCTCGCTTGGCTGTCTACGCCAAAGGTATCAAATCCTTTCGCTTGATTTCCTTGGTATGCTCCACCGACAACCGTGTTCAAGCCTGTCTTCGTTGGAGCGCTAGAGGTCGCTTTTTTCATGTAGTCCTTGCGGGCTGCCGCTGATGTCTTGGCACCACCCTGGACGTTCTGCAAAAAGTTAATCAAGTCGCTTTGGAAGTCATACTCCGTCGTTTGGTCTGGAACCTTGTTGCTGTTGTCAACTTGGTCGATTTCATTCACAGGTCTCGGAGCGCCACCATACAGGCTGGTGTAACTCATCAACGCCACCTGTGGGTCAACGCCCTGGGCACTCCCGCCTTGCTGAGCCATCCAGTCCTGGAAGGCTTTTGAGAAGGCTGTGAGATCAGCTTGACCTCCTGTTATTGCTCCACCGGTTGGCGTACCAGCGGTGCCAGTAGATGCCGCACCCCCTGGTGCTCCAGAATACTGGTCAATAATTTGGCCGGTGGCGTTGTCGATGATCCGAACCGTGCCATCTGGCGAGATCACACGAGTCGAGTTGGCTGGTACTTTACGGGTAGTTCCGTTCTGGGTAAGCACTCCAATCTGGTCTTTAACAACCGCATTGCCTAGCGATTGCAAGAATTTGTTGCTCGTCAAATCCTTGATTGTTGAATCGGCATACGAGGTAAGGCCAGCCACAACCGCCGACTTTAACGGGTCTCCTCCGAGGACAGCCGCAGAGGTTCCTGCGCTGCCAGCCGTTGCCAGGGCGTTCGTTACATTAGGAGTTGCCCCCCATTGGCCAAGTTGGTCTTTGATAGTTGAGCCAGCGTAGGAGCCAAGGCCTGCGGCGAGCGCCCCTTCTGCAACACTCTTCCCGCTCAATCCAGCCGTGATACCACCTCCGGCTGCGTTGACCAAGGCCCCGCCAACATTCTTGGAGATCGTCCCGTCTGCGACCAAAGGCTTGATGGAATCTGATACGTAGCCGGTAACATTCTTTGCCAGCCATTGACCGGCCTGCTGCTTGACTGCCGCCTCAAGGGCTTTGCTAACATCTCCGCCATTGGCAACCGTTCCGACCGCCGTTTGGCCACCGATACCAGAGAGAAGCTGGGCGGCACCTTTGCTGATTGAGCCATCAGCTACGCTGGTTGCGAGGGCGGAGTTGATCCCCTGTGAAGCCCAAGCTCCAGCGCCAGCGGTCAAAGCTCCGCGAGCGGCATTCTCAAGCGCACCGTCCAGGCTGCCAGTCCTAATGATCCCGATGCCAGCGTTCAGCGCCGCTCCATTAACTGCTGTTGCGGCAATGCCTGGGGTCATACCCCAAACGCCAGCAAGACCGGATGCTGTGGCAGCAGATGCGCTTGCAGTCGCCGCCGATATGGTCGCAACTTCACCTGTGGCGGCAGCAGCGACAGACGTAGCTGGTGCACCCCACGCGCCAGCGGCGGCACCTCCTGTGTAAACGACTGCCGCAATAATCGCAATTTCTTCAATGTGGTCTGATGCCACATCAACTGCGTGAGCAATGGGTTGCACTACTTCATCCACAACGCTTCCAATAGCATCGGTAGCACCCCCAACAATGTCTCCAACCGCTTCTAATGGATCACACATTTTTATCTCCTACTTGCGCGAACTTGATAATTGCGCGGTAGCCACCAGACGGGAGAACCTGCATCTCATACGATAGTCCGGGAACTGGTGGGTTCTTTTCAACATACTTGAACAGATTGACAAGCTGGCGATCCTTGAAGTCAACAACAATCGTGTCGAACCCGCTCTTGGTAATCGCCTTTAGCCACGCCGTGATGTTGCGCGCATAGTTGTAAGCGGAGTCTGCGTTAAGGATTCGTAACACCCCAAAGCCAGGTTTTTTTGATTTGTGAACGATAAAGATCGTATTACCTTCGCGCAACTTCACTGCATCAGGGTTGGCCAGCTCCATGCGATACATTGCAATGATCTGCTTCGGGTCTCTCTTGTTGTCCTTCCCTACAGAGGCAACAAGTATTTGATCAGTTGTCAGTTGCTGAACTTCGCTTGGGGTAATCTTTGCATCCATACAATCTCCTCACTCGCACCATTCAATCGCTTCAGCAATACTGGAGGGGTGGCGACGTGCGTGCTGGTACACAAGCTCATACATCTCCTGCGCTGTCTTTGGAGTTATGCGCTCACTGTTTTTATCGTCGATGTCATAGATGACACACAGTTGATAAAGCACATTCAACGTGTCAAGAGAGTCGATCCCTGCTGTGGAGAACAGCTCGTCCATGGTCTCGACTGCCATGGTCTTGGAGTTTTCTGGCACGTACTCCGCAATGATGAGGTTTACGAGCGCGAGGAAATCATTGGCGTTCATGCTGCTTACCCTGTGATAGCGTTGTTGACATTCACCACCAAGTCATAGGCTGATGAGTTTCCTGTTACGACGACCGATACATCCTTTACCGATGCAGATGCGTCAATGGCCGCAACGCTGATTGGCAGCTTGGCAGTTGTGCCGGAGCAAGCGAGCGATGACCCAACATTCACGCCACCGACCTGCAACTGAATCGTGCAGGCCCCAGAACCGACTCGGGCTGAAATACCAGAGATCGTGTTGACAGTACCATCCAAGATTCCGATCTGGTAAGTAATGTTGTTGAGCACGCCAGGGATTCTGGCTGTGATGGGGGCCTTTTTTGCAAAGTCCGGGATTGCATAGGTCGGGATTTGGCCTGCTGAATTGAGTGGGGCAACACCATTGGCCGCGCCGATCAGAGATGACAGCACCAGGTTGGTCGTATCAAAAGGAGCGTACTCCAGACCACTCGCAGTGGCATTCAATCGAATAAACTGGTTGGCGTTGACCGGAGATGCTAATGGGATCATCCCGTTTGGTGAGCTATTCAGCCAACGTGCTCCGTCGTAGAACATCATGGCTGGCACGGAGTAGCTGGTGTTCACCCAGAGGTCTCCTATATTGGCCGAGTCAGGGCTTGCAGGGGATACCGTGATGCTTGCTTTCGCAGCCAGTGTTGGAGCGAGATCAACCACTTTCGTCTGCTGGATGCTACCGTCTGGAATGGCAACCCGGTCAAACCGGATCAGGCCGTTCATGGCATACTTGTCTTCCATCATCAAGCCAGCTACGTCGCGGATTGCATCGTTTGAAATGCTGATGATCGTGATGACGTTGCCAACAGTTTGGGCTGTCGTGAAAGTAACGGTTGCCGTCGCAGATGACTTGATGTAGTCAAAACCACCACCCTCGCGTTGCAAGATGCCGTTGCGGAACACAGCGAGTTCCTCGAACTCTGTGTGCGCAAATGGGAATGTGGCCTGGTTCGCGGAGGCTGTAAAGTCAGCACGGCGAAAGGCTGTTGCAGGACTGGTGTTGATGGTGGCGATAGAGACCAGTGTTCCAGCGGTTACTGCCGTATTCAACACCACTGTCGTCGGGCTGACGTAGTAATCACTCTCCGCCTGCAATGCGCCGTTTCTCCAAACTATGACGTTTGATGCCGGGTCAGACCTGATGTAACTGAAGACTGTCTGCAAATCGGTGGCAGAGTAGTCGATCCGGTTTGAGAACAGAGGCGCTCCAATCTGACCGAAGTTGACGCCAGTCGCGCCTCGCAGACTATCTGCCGGGACGATGAGTGTCCAGGCATCCACCGTCAGATCAGAGCGGTACTCAATACCAGTGGACGGGTTGAACCTGAACTCGTACCCAATGTTCACGTTGCCGCTGGAGTCAAAGACTTTACCCAGAAGCTCAGAGAGAGTACGGTTGCCAAGCTCCGCGCTGTTGAGGTATCGGATGACGTTCTCAAATTCAGAGTTGGTTGCCTCTGAAGAGGTGTACCGGTTAGCGTAGTATTGACGTAGACGAGACATGCTATTGCTCCTTTGTGAGAATGCCGAGGCCAAACAAGCGGATCATCTTGCTTGCCTCAAAACGAATCCGCAGACGAACCCCGGTGTAGGAGTGCGAAAACGGGCGAGTGAACTGACGCTGTAATGGGACTCCGGCATACGATGCTTCGTCTTGATCTGGCATGACGAACTCATACGTGCCCAGCTTGCGGCCAGTTTCGTCCTCTGCGTCAACAAACAGGGTTCCAGCGCCAGAGGCGTATATGACGAGCATCAGGCCTTGCTTGGGGTTGAAGAGGTCTTTGTGCCACAGGATAGGGGTCAGGGCGTACCCTGGCCCGCGTGTGAGCGTGTTGTCGTACCACCGGCCAACTTGATAGATTCCAGTCGGAGCACCGTAGTAATGGCGGCCAGCGAGGTAGTCACCGCATTGGGCGTTGGCGTACTTTGACACAGACCACTTGATCTTTGTCACATCGCCCTCCTGCTTCGAGGAAGACAGCACTCCACTCAAGCGATAGGCCAGGTTGGTGTTGACGGGGAAAAAGACGTGAAGCCTGCCATCGTCGGGGTTGAAGTGCGCGTTGACGTTTCTTTGATCGGATACCAGCGCCAGCAGGTTTTGGTACAGTTCTTGCACGTCCTCTGATAGCGGGTTGGTATAGACGGTCGTTCCGTTCAGCGCCGATCTCCGCAAAGAGTGAATGCCAGACTTGGAGCAGAAGAAGACCTCGTCACCCACAGACACAATGCTGTTGTGCGACAGTGTTCCGTAACGCACAACAAGTCGGGTGTCGAGTGTCCAGTTGTTGAAGTCTTGATCCGCCAGGTAAACCAGCACGCGGTCTCCAGTGAAGACGGCGAACTTATTGTTCTCGAAAGATGTGATGCCACGGATGCGGTCGCCATTCCCGATCAAGTTCTGGACGTTGAATCTGGCAGCTTTCAGCAAGGATGCTTCCGCCACATCCTCTTCGGTATGGAAGATGGTCGGGTTTGAGATGCGAGACAAAACGATCTCATTGGGGTTTGAGTCAAACCCGGCGACAGCCAATCGGTCTTGAATCTGCACTACGTAGCGCCCACCGGATATGGCTTCGGATTCGATCTTGAGATACTCAAAACCGTCGAATGAGTAGAGGTAGCGGCCTCCGCCAGCCAGGATTGCCTTGCCATCGAAAAGCGTAGATGACACGACAGAGCGTGCTGGCCATGCGTTTGCTACGGAGTATGGCCGGTTGAGGGTGTTGATGGATACCCCTTGATCGGAGTCGGTTGCATAGACGGCAACATTGCTCTCCGAGCTGAGCAAGCGAATGTGGGTGACGCTGTTTTTGGAACCCAGGATGCTCCCAATGGTAGGCTCGTTGGTAAGGTAGCCCGTGTTGGCGCAGTACACGTTATCAAGCTCCACGAATGGCTGGGCCTCTGGACGCTCCATAGACACGTCAGAACGAGACGTGTTCAACCCCGCGAAGCTGGTGTAGAGCTGCGGCTTAAATGAGGTTGAAATCTTTGTCTTCAAAATATACCGCCGTCGGTCGTTCCGTTATCTACGGCCTGCATTGAGAACTGCGCGCCAACTCCAAACTTCTCGCGCGTCAAGGATTGATTGAGCCGCTTGAGGTAATCGGAGCCGTAAACGGCAGCCTTCTTAGAGTCCTGATCCATGGCGTACTTTGCCAAGAGTCCAGTAATGATCAGTGCATCGGGCACGTTTCTGGCCTCTGTCGTATGGTTGTAGTACGGAATGACCACCCCCTTTTTCCAATACGGATGCTCCATCACATCGTCCAGGATCGCATTGGCGTAGTCCATGAACATCAGCATGGTCTCGGCATCCATGGTTGACGGAGACATTTCGCCATATCGGCGGAGCGCCCGCAACGTCAACGCGTCAAGCGGAGCGCTCTCGTCAACAATCTGGGGTGATGTTGAGCCAGCCATGGTTAATCGGCAACGAGATTGCCGGTCACGAAGTGGAAGTGGCGTTCAAAGGATTCGACCAGATTGATCGGAACCATGAACTCGACAATGCCATCCTCGCGGCACCATGTGCCTTGCAGGAGTTCACCCTTGATCACCATGTCAAAAGGGTAGGTATGCGTGCCTGTGGTGCGGTACGCTTTGAACTCCTTGGACGGAGTGTTGATCTTTGCCCTGCGCTTGGGAGCGGGCTTCTCTGATTCAGGGGTAGCTTCTGTGGCTACAGGCTCTTGCAGCGCTGCGCTAT